CACGGTCATCTGCTATAACAGCCTTAATAATATCTTTCGCTAATTCGTACCTGCGTTGTTCCCAGTCAATAGTTTCACTAAAGAAATCAAGTTCCGATACTTTGAAATATTTATCATTCACCAATGCAGTGCCATCATCATATAAATCCTTTATTTCTACAATTTCCCCAGTTGATTTTATTCTTGCTTTCATTGTTCCTCCTTTGTTTTAAAATGTTCAATCAGTTCGTTTACGGTGGCCTTGTGATAACGTCCTGAAATAATGGTTCCATTATCCCAATTTTCATCCCAAAAGAACATAATGCCTTTTGGCTCTGTGAAATAATGATCGTTACCAATAGAATCGTCATAAGAAACGCTAAGAATGGAATCTGTTATAAACCACTGCATGTAGTTACTATCATCCCTTAATGCAGCGATAGCTAGGAAAAGTTCTTCATTCGTTCCGCAATCAATACGTCCTTTCTTAGTGACAGTATCTACATTATATATCACTCCATATAAATTACCATAAGACGTTATAATAGCTTTCCCTTCTTCGATACTTTTATGACTTCCCTTTCCGTCATAATTATGTTCATCTAATGTTGTATTACCAGAATTAAGTATGTTATACCCCAATTCTTCCAGTCCTCTCCGAAGTTCCTGTGTATTTTTGCGTATAAAACACGGTGTTGTAAATCCCATAATTTATTCCTCCTTTTCTGTTTTAATATCTGTTACTTTACCACGATTGACAAAGCACTGGTCCATGTTTATATCGCAAATGATTTCTGAACTATCATCGCACTCATCACATATTCCAACGCACAATTCATGCAGCATCCCGTCTATTATTATTCCGTTATTTACTTTCATAATCAAATACAATTTCTCATATACGTTTTCCTATCAATCATACCGTTTTCTAATTCTTCTACCAAGTCAAAGAATGTATTAGCATAACAAACATGCTCGTCTATCATTATACATATCCCATCAGACGGATAATATTCACATGAAACATTATCATCCCAATCTATATGTTTTTGTGCTTCTTTGGCTATATCATCACAAGCAATCATATACTCTATGTATTTATTAGATGCTTTTCTTATTTTGTCAAATATATTTCCTTTCATGGTTTTCATCTATACACCCATCATCTTTTATCCATTAATTGCTTCATTTAACTTTTCCTCAAACTCCGCAATGATACAATCTGCATCACCGCCATGTACCCAATTGTCCAATACAGACGAAAGAACTTCAACTGCCTTTCTAGATGTTTCGTCAACTGCCATATTGATCGCTTGATTCATTTCCTCTAACGTAAATATGCTCATAATTATTCCTCCTTCTTTTTAAGGCTTATATCAATTGACAACCTATCGACAATTTCCTCCTTAATTATCTCCCTACACAAATTTCTTATCATTAAGTAATCACCGTTTTTCTGTATCTCGTCAGAAACCATACAACGAATCCACCTCTCTATATTAACATCGTCCCCATAGGTGTTACGGAAGATACGTTTAACTTCCTCTTTCACAATTGGAACTATTGTATCCTTTATATCCTCTTTAGTTAACTTTAGTTCGTTATGGATATAGTTCTTTATTTCTCTGTATCTATATTTGCTCATAATCAATTCCTCCTTTTAAAACATTCAACAACTCTTTAGCTCTCTTATAGGTGTCAAAGCCCTTTACATTCACCCATTCGTATGAAATACATTTGTCTTTTCTGACTTGTACCCAATATATTATTATGGGAATACAACCGTTGTACCCTTCTCCTCGTATGATTCTGTACCTTTCCATATTAATCTCCTTTTTCTTTAATCCGTTCAAGTACATCCCTGTTGGCTTCGAGTATATCATCGAAAGAGGGGATATGAAGCCACGCTTTTATTACGCCTTCATCGTAGAACAGGTGAGAATATTCTCCGAGTTCTGCAAACTTATTCCATTTTTTAAAGAAATAAACTTTCTAAACAACAGCACCATCAGTAATAAAGTAATATCCACTCTCTTCCGGCAACCGTTCTTCCACGCTTATCCACGGTGATTGCTTTGACTGCCATTGTGCGCCAGCCTTAAAAGATTCATAACTCTGTTTATGCATTCCATTAATAAATCCATTTATTGTACCTTCGGCATCACATATTTCAAAATGCGTTTGGTGATCTCTTGCCGCTTCTTCTACTGTCTGTTTCATATACTATTATTTAAAGTTTATCATGTATTCACAATCCTCATCACATACTCCTTTCTTTGTACAGTGAGGGTATTAGTTCCCCACTCATATTCAAAATTATAACATAGGTTTCTGTATTCTTCCCTTCTTTCCGTAGAACCAAGTGTTTTTGCTGAACTCCATGATTCATAGTCATTGCTAGACGCATCCATCATCGTTATATACTTTATAACTTCATTCATATTTGTTCCGTTTTTAACCATTTACCTGACATCAGGAAAATGGTAATTATTGCTAATTAAATTCTAATTGCTCTATCAGTCAACTGTTAATCAACTTCCACTAACTCACCGTTTTCCAGTCTATACCATGTATCAGCCTTGACAACCTCACCATCAACTACTACAGCCTTCCAATCAACAATATCATACGTATCATCCCTTTCCTCAGCTATGACCAAAATTGCACCTATTCCGCCTTTTACTTTAACATTGCTACCTCTTGCAACTGACAAACCATTAGATCCTGTTGAAGCCTTTCCTCTTGCCGTGGCGGCACCATAATTACCAGCCGTGGCAGGTTTTCCCGGTTCCGCATTACACTCGTTAGTACACCGTTCCTTGACATAAGATACAGCTGCTTTCACAAGCCCCCTTATATCAAGCTCAGCACCTATTCTTATTTTTGAAGAACAAACCTTGTCACTTTCTGAATCGTCTATTTTACCACTCTGCTCAACCTCACAAAACCTTTACCCGGCTGGCGTATAGTGACCAAAAACATCTAGAGGGTAAGGACATGCATGAAAACCTTTCTCGCATGCCTTTATGTCGCCTGTTTCTTCATACTCCTTACCTACCTCATACTTAAATCCTCTACAAGATAAATCTTTATCAAATCCTTTGTAAGCCTTTATTTTTTGTCCCATGATATTATTTATTTTTCGTTATTTTGATATTTCGATAATTCCACGACTCGCGCATTCTTCGAGTAAATTCATATCCTCCTTTTTTATAAGAGCACCTGTATTACGATTCACGCTCACATAAGGCTCAAACCCAAGTCGTTTTGAATTAATTCCGTTTTATCTTCATGGTATCAACCTTTCCTCTACGCACCAACATAGCATTTCATAAGATGCGTCAATTAATGAGTAAGATAAAAATTCTTGATAATAATCAAATTCGTCAGACATGGAATAACATATATGCCAACAATTGTCACTAAAATACATTGTAATCCAATAAGTATCTGTTCCTGTTTTTATCTCTTTTGGTAACAGTCCCAAGATGTCAAGCAAAGTAAATGCAGGAATACAATGTTCTTTTCTGAACGGTTCCTTGAAAGTTTTCCACTCTCGTAAAGATAATTGTGGTTGTTTTCCTTCCTCATAAGGATATAACATCCAAGTCATTGATGCGTTACCTGTATTTACCCCAAGTTCTTGTAGGTGTTTCATTTTATCAATCGACAGCACATTCTACAAAATTTCCATAAGTTAAAATATTTTTGGTTTTATTTGATACGCTTGCAGTAATATATCTGTTCGTGGTTCTTATATCAGAATGACCAGCCATAGATTTCAGTTCTCCTTCTGGTATTCCCATATTAGCCCATCTGGTAATAGCTGTTCTACGTCCTGTATGTGTTTTGATGAACTGGTACTTCGGCCCTTTCATGAGTACATTTGCCCGTCTTACAAATACCTTCTTGTTTATACCTGCTCTACATCCAAGGGTTGGTAGAACTTCGTTCATTGTTGTCCTTAACGAAGATTCTATATTGTATTTATCGAACGATCTAACCTCTTTTATCATTTCTATAATCTTGGAAGGTACGGGAACCTCAACGTTCTTACCTGTCTTTTTTGATATATACGAAATAACATTTCCCTCCATCATAGAATCTTTCAATCTGAAAATATCGGAATATCTCATGGCAGTATAGCATTGTATCAGAAACAATTTCTTTACAATTTTTTCCGTAACGTCAAATGGCTCAACATTCCAGAATAATTCTATTTCTTCCTCCGTAAGAGATATATTTGAAGGAGATTTTACGTTCAAAGAGATAATATAATCATTGATATATTTACTCATCTCTTTTGATTCGGACAATATTCCTTTAAGCATTAAAAGATATGCCTTTTGGGATGATTCGCTTATCTTTCTCTTTGACTTTATAACATTGATCATATCATCTATCATGTCACGATTTACAGGCTTTTCAATAGATGGAACTTCCTTGAACGTAGGAATGGCATCATTAAAATCATACTCGTCATAAAGCTGATTGGTAAGATATGGCATTATATGTTTTGATAATGCCTCAAATCTTACTTTTCCACTTCTTGTCTTTGTATTATTCAACTTTTCTATCAATACTCCTACAGTCATAATTGAAGGGCTATATTCGTTCTGAATTGTTTCAAGCCTGTTTTTTAAATCCTCAATCAGACTGTTCTGTGATTCTATAGTCTTGTTTAACCTATCTATTGTTTCAGCGAGAATCTGAATTGTTCTTTCTTTATCTTCCATGTCTTATGTATTTTTGTTGCAAAAATAATAAAACTGTATATTCGATAGGTTAAACGATAGTTATCAACTCTTAAAAATGTTTACTACGCCCATTAATTTATAATCTCCCTCTTCATTAATGATACATATAGGAGCATTATTCTTAGGATTAGTGTATGCCAATGTGACATAATCCCCAGGAAATACCTTCAATGCGTTAATCATCTTTTCAATGTTCAGATTGCAATCAAAACGCCCTTGACAAGATCCTTCAATTCCGACATTTTCCGATATTTTATACCCTGCATCATTTGTGTATGTTATATCCATTTTATTATCTTCCTCCCTGCAAACAAAATGTGACATGTTATATACATCTGACATTACCTTTATTCTTGAAAGGGAATCTATCAAGTCGCTAGTTCTTGCTTTAATAAAGTAATTAAAGTTTGATTTTATATTGTTTACCAATGGCAGGTAGTTTACAAACTTAACCTCCATCAGAGTACAATTAAAGACAGACCCGAAATCCCCATAAGATATAGACATCACCCTTTCATCATCAGATACAGAAACAGTTACATTTTCTTCTGACAACATTTCAAGAAAGGATAACGCTTCCTTTACCGAAGTAGGAATTACATTTATGCACAAGTCCTTTGATATATCCGGCTGACATTCTATAACATCTCTTACAAATACAATCTTATCGGACGAACATATATCAATGCAATTATTGGAACAAATAAAATTTATCCCCACTCCACTAAGACTGGTCACAACGTCACTGATATCATTAAATCCTATGTTCCTTTTTAATGCTCTATACAGATCATTCCTGTTCACGTTGACCCTTATCCCGGTACCACGCTTACCTATTTTAATATCAGGATAAGATTCCACATCTTCTGCAAAGAAAGACGCTTCACTGCCATTGTAAGAGAATATTATATCCTTATCATATATCTTTACCGTAACAATGGAATCCTTTACTGTTTTGAGTAACTTTACAAGTCTTATTCCGTCTACTGCAAACTCCTGCCCGTCATTGCAGTCTGAATCAATAACGGGAATAATCAAACGCATCTCATTGAGGTTGTTGTATGAAGTAACCTCTATCGCATTCTCTGATGCTATATATTTAAAACGAAAACATTTCAATATCGTCAAGCCTGTATCGGAAAGACAGGCTTTGGCTGAGTTTAATGTTGAATATAAAACTTTTCTATCAAAAACTATCTTATTCATAAATGTAAAATTCAAATGTATTCAATCCAAAAAAAATGTTCTCTTTTATCAAGGTAATTCATGTCGTTCTCGTTATCAGGCATTAATGTACATTTTCACACATACATTTTAGAACGTTAATCCGTTCGGGGCGATACCAACGCCCGATATCAGCTATCATAAAAGAATCACCGAATACTTTTCTACCAATATTAAGCGCACCATTCACATCGGCATTGATAACCTTTCCAACTGCCGACTTGAACAGTCCTCGCTTGACGCGCTTGCCGAGATAGCTATCATGCTTGCATATATCCTCCATAGATAGAGCGTCACATTTACTTGTGTAGCTTTCCTCATGTTCGACATAGCTGATACCTGCAATCTCACACTTGTATCTAAGGCAACTTCTCAACCTCGCAAAAGGGATGAATGTAAACTTCTGATTGTTTACTCCGCCCATATTGACGGATTTCTTCCATCCTTTGTTGTAGCCTACAGCAAGAGTGCCTACATGGTGTGATACAAGATAATCAACGATACGCCTGCTGGTCTTGTGCATCGCATCATTCATAAACCGTTCACGTTTCTCATACATCTTTCTCATCCTGTTTGTCAGTTTCTCTATCCCATGCCTGTCCTTTATGGATTGCAGCATGTATAATGTTTTGTTAAACCATCTGTTGTATGACTTGACAACCTTGCCTGAAAACAGCAGCGCATTGCATCCGCACACCAGTGTGACAAGGTTGTTCACACCCAAGTCTATCGAAGCCATACCCGTACCGACATTATCCGAACAGCCACAATCATATACAACCTCCACGGTCATGTATGTACGCTTTGGAATTATCCTAACCTGTTTGAACCGTTCGATTCTGTCCTTGTACTTCTCCCATTGCGGAACGGGTATTTTCAAGTCACGGTCAAGGATTATATACCCGTCATGTATCCTGCACGACTGGTTGGTATATATCGCATTACTCATCCCACCACGTTTGTGATAGCATGGCAGTTCGGGCTTACCGTTATACTTCCCTGGATTCTTAGACCAATCCTTTACAGCCTTGACATATCCCTTCATTGCCTTGTCAAGCACGCGTAATGTCTGTTGGGCTACGTGTGATTTCACAAGCCTGTAATTTACCGTACCTTCAAGGTTGGTGACATTTTTCATTATCCTGTCCAAGTCGGGATAGAACAGCCACCTGTCGTTATCCTTCAACTCGTTACGGACAATATACAACGCCTGGTTGTACAGGTTATTCGTGACACGGCAGATAGCGCAAAGCCTGTCGGAATGGTTGATCTCAAATTTATAAACTAATTGCATATTAGCCAGTATTATGTTTTGCCAGTAAAAAGAAGAACAGGGAAGCCGTACTGACTTCGGCTTGTCGGAAGGTAGCTACTCCGTTCCTATCCCTGTATGGTGCAAATGTAATACTATATAACGATATTAGGAAATATTATGTGTTAAATTTTTATAATTGTGTTCGTTTGTTCCTTAATGCCTTGTTATATATAACTTTCATTGAAACAGCTCTTTAATTATTTTTTCAAAACTTACTTTTGTACTGCTGTTACGTAAACAGTAATCCTTAACCTGCAATGTATTCGACATTATAGGCTGACCACGCTCAATAGCGTCAAGTATATTCCACAACATTTCCTTAGACCATACGAAATATCCTCTAAAGAAATATGTAGCCATCACATCAGCCTGTTCTATTATATGATTACGGTCATGGTTACTGTCAGGCATTTTAAGTTCTATGCCATATATCTTACCGTCATGTATATAAGCAAGGTCCGGCATACTTTTCTTTGCTCCTAGAGCACGAAATTCAGCCGACTTGTTACCACTTACAGCAGGATGGAGAAGTTCGGAAAAAAATGCCACAAGCAATCCCCTGCACCCTTTACCTTCCTTCTCGTTCCTATAACTAACTACTATATCTTTCTGCATTTTCTTTTCTTCCGCAGATCGTTTCTCCTCAGCCATAATAAAAAAATTGTATTTGGCAAAGGTATCACGAAATGTGATATGTGAGAAGAATAAAAGGTTAAAGTTTGTTATCAACCATCTCGAATCCTTCACACAAATCATGTCTACTGTTTCTTAATCATTGCTTTCCTAAATTTTTGTAATGATGTTCGTTTGTTCATTAATGCCGTTTAAATATTGTTTTATTTCTTTTTCTAACTTGTCCAATGTACTGTTTACCAATCCATCCCACTCTTTTTCATATACATGAATATTCCTTTTTACTGTAGAGTGAAAAGAGATTTGATTCCCTAAAGGAAGATCAAAATACACAATAAAAGAAACTCTTTTTCCCTTATCCTCTGAGCACCCAAAAGATAACTTACTTTCGTTATATATTTCGATAAGTTTGTCAATCAAATCTTCTTTCTTTTCATACATCTTTTCTGAGTAGGGAAATGGAGCGTCTTTAGCCTTTATGTTGTAATCTTGTATCTCCAATGCAACACGGTAAATTTTAGCCGTAAAATCTCCTTGTTTTATCTTTTTATTAAGCATTAATTTTACCTTTCTTGTACCTATGCCGCACATATTTTCACGTTTCAATTTTAGCATGGCTATCAATTTCCTGTTTTTCTCCAAGGCTTCTTCCTTTGCTTCCCTTTGTCTTTTACAATCTTCTATTACGGAAACATAATTTTCTTTTATCCCGAAAACGTCCATTCCGCCAAAACAAAATGTTTCAATATCTAAGATTGTATTCTTTTCCATCCCAAGAAAATCTATAAGCCTTTTGTCTATGCCAAAAATATTCGTGTAATGTCTAAGATGTGACACGCAAACAATATATTCCGGGTTATGGGAACATTCAATCTCATCAAACACTTCCCAAGGATTAATGTTGTTTTTCATAATGTTATTTTTTTGTTTCTTTTGATATACCCCCATATAAACTTGCTGGAATATCCGCATTCTTTCATGGCTTTACGAAAATCAGATTCCGTATTTCTGATATACAACTGCCGTATTGCCCAATAAGTATTGTATCCTTTAAGTTCCGCATACTGGAAAAATTGTGTAGGTGTCATTTGCTCGAACTTTAAATCTCCTACCAGTTCTTGCAGTTCCGCCATCCTTATTTCCTTTTCTGTAGGATATACATATCCGCAGAAAGGGCATTCCGAAGCGGTTATGGCAATATATTTACCACACTGTTTACATTCCTTCACTCCTTGTATCCCTTCACATTTCCCCTTGTTATGCCATAAAGCCCATTTACGTTCTTTCTCAAACTTGCCGAGCCGTGATATGTTACCACCGAAGTCCAAGAGAAATGCTTCCGTTTTATTTGGGTGAAGCCGTATAGCCCTGCCAGTTGCCTGGATATAAAACTGAACGGATTGTGTAGCACGGTTTAATATGCAAACCTCTATACTTGTTTCATCGTATCCCGTAGACAATATGCCACTGTTGCATATAACGGTGAATTTATCGTCATGGAAATCCTTGATAAGCTGTTCCCTGTTTCCTGTAAGATGCTTGTATTTTTCATATAATGCCAACTCATCAGGTTTGTTCTTGTCTATACCTGATATGAGGAATTTTGCAGGTATGCCAGCTTCATTAAATTCAGCGCACATTCTTATCGCATTTGCCTGTGTGGCATCAAAACAGATTGCTTTTTTCATCGGGCAGATACGCATATAGTTTTCAATCACCCCCTTGTACTGTACAGACTTGTTGAACACTGCCCCCATCTGCCTGCTATCAAAGTCACCTGTACGATAATCGGTATTAACCTTAGACAAGTCGGGCGCATCAACTGTAAACGTTCTCAACTTGGTTATATTTCCCCGGTCCATCATATCCTGTATCTGAGCGGTTTCTACAATCTCTTCATAGTTCATGCCAAGCTGCCTTTGGTTTCCACTTCTCATCGGGGTTCCTGTAAGACCTACTACATACTTATCATCAAGCAAACTAGATTCAAAGAGATAATCCGCGTCAGACGAATGCGCTTCGTCTATCAGACAGAGAGATACACTCTTAACCCATTCAACCCATTCGGGTTTTTCGAGCCTTCTACGGAGAGTTTGAGCCATTGCGGATACTACTAGACCTTTAGGTATGTTCCTGTGTTTAGGAGAGATGTATTCAGCCTGTATGCCAACTCTTTCCAACGTTCCCCCTGTCTGTGTCATAAGTTCAGATCTGTGGGATACGATAAGCACCTTATTCCCCTTTTCAACAGCACCTTTAGCCATAAAACTCATTATGACCGTTTTGCCGTAACTTACACAGGCTGAAAATATGACATGCTTATGATTAGTCAGGGAATTTCTCAGACGGGTTATCCCCACCTCCTGGTAATCCCTTAGCTTGATTTCGTTTGTACTCATCTTCTTGTATCATTCTTTCAAGTTCGTTTTTCAATGCAATCACAAAAGCCATGCACTCTTCTCCTTCAAACTGCTTGATAAACTGCCTGGCGGCATCTTCGTAATCAGGAACACATTCCTTTTTGAAGTATTCCTCATTGTCTTGAAGAACCATCCAATCCTCGAAGTGATGGTTTGGTTTTTTCTTGAATATGTGAAGCAAAATGGCAGTGTCGCTATTTAGTTTGATTAGCTTCCTGTCATAGTTTTCAAAGTTGTCAACGTAATCCGTATTCATCCTCGTAAAATAATTTAAAGTTTCTCCATCTATGCCCGTTTTTACCCTTACAGAAAGAACTACATGAGCGTTGTGGCATACCTAATTTCCTCTCACAGTCACAACAGGCTTCAAAGCATAGGAATCTGTTCGTGCCATCCTCTATCGCAATGACAGCCCTTGTATTGTTTCTATGGCCGAGATAAGAACCGTTTTCCTTTCGTTTCTTTATGAGTTCCTTCATAATAACTCTTTTCTTTTCACGTTCCTCATCCGATACTTCCCTTCCTTTCTTGAATCCGTAATTATGACCTTTGACGAACCTTCCTTTTTCGTCACGGTAAGATATTGGATAATCTATCCATAATTCGCTAATTGCTGGCATTGAAATCTAACTTTAGTTTTACAATTTCATCACTCATGGCATGTACTCTTTTCAGCCATGCCATTTTCCATGCTTCTTTTCCTATACCATATATACGATATATATCATCTCCTGCATCATCAAATTTGATAGGAGTGCAGCTTGTTGACTTACATTTCGTTCCGTCCATAAGTTCAACATCACCTACACCTCCATTGAGCATGATAAAGTTGATATTGTTTTCTATGGCAAGATAGGGGATGATTATTTCATCCCCACGATTAGGTTTGTTGTGCTTGATCAATGTAGTCATAACAATTTAGACAATAAATCTTCAAACTTATCCTCATACCACAACGGTTGTGTTTCTTTAGGATTATTCGGGCTTACTTGGTTTTCCCCATAAGAAAGACCTTTTTCCGTGATTGATTTGAATCGTTTTTTCTTACCGTGTGAAGAATTTCGGCTCAATTCGCATAGGTATCCTTTTTCAATAGCTGCCTTGTTAAATGCCTGTGCGGAAATTTTAATTCCTTTTTCAGATAACAACTCAGAGGCAGACTTTAATATCCCTTTCGATGATGTATAATCTGGAAGAGATATATTTAATGGGTCAAGTATCTGTTTTGCGATAATCAACTTTGAATTATCATTTAAGTTCAAGAACTTTGCCGCCCATGTAGCTGCATTCATTTTATCCGATATGGTTGGTTGATTATCAATTGACTTATTCTCTATAATCTTATTAACGGTATGATGGAATACTTGTCGGTAAACCTCAAATACTGATCTTACTTTTCTTGCAATAAAAAATTCAAGACAAGGAACAGTAATATGATAATCAATTCTTCTTGAATAACCGATTCCATTTTGGCATTTTACTTTTTGGGTGATTGCCTGATAATCAACACTTTCAATAAACTTTTCTTTAAGTTCGTTTACTGCTTTATGCTTGTCTTGATAAACAAGCATCCATACATCATCAAAATTTACTGGAAATTCGTTATCTGATTGTGATAGCTTTAATATTTCATTGAAATACGCCTTAATTTCGCTTTCACTACTTTCTTTAGATAATGTTATATTTGTTGACATATTATTAACTTTTTGTGGTAACTCCGCAATTACCCGTTACGTATTTGAAACACCAACAAAGTCATTTATTTTTCTTATTGGGTATTTTTTTGCATCACGTTCGTTGAGTGAAAGATAAGCTAGAGCCATTTGTAACTTATCCTCCATCCTGTCTATATCGTCTTTATAATCGCATCTGTCAAGTTCCCAATACAAAAGTCTTGACGGATCGTTAACTGGGCGTAAATCAAACGGATCATCATCTGACTTGCCGTCATATACGATATAATACATTTTATCTACATCGGGATGGGAAAGGAAATGCGACATTAGCTGCCAATAGTATTCCTCTATAGCCTGTTCCTTTGTGGCTTCTCTCAAATATTCAATCTTACTTTCAGAAGTAAAGCATTTCACTTCTGCTATATAAGACAATTTACCATTGACATCAAATCCATATCCATCGGGAGAATCACCATATCCATCATAGATATTATCGACAAAAACAATTTCGTCAAAATCATCCGCACAGGACATTAGTCTGGAGAACGTGTTATGGTTAAAACACTCGATAGCGTCTTTTTCATGATCCTTTCCCCACTCCATGTCAGAAGTGGATATATGTCGGCATGGTTTGTTTAACCTTCTCTCCCTTGCAACCTGATAAAGATAAGATATAGCTGTATCCCCGAAAGGAACATCAACTGTCTTTCTCTTCACACCCTGTTTTTTTGCAATCTCTAGTTCGGAAGGTGTCATTTCCCTTCTCCCGGAAACCATAAGTTTTCCAATGGCGGAAGAGGTGATTTTACCACACCTCTTCATAAGCCATAATTTTTCTTTTTCTTCCGCTTCCATCATTTCTTAGTCGCTTCGTTAAACAACTTCATAGCTTCCGCGTCTACATCATAGCTTGATGTGATGTAATTAATGTCGCATTTTCCACTTTTCAATGCTTCCAATGCAGCCTTGAATTTATCAGAGTTCACCGTCATTTTCTCTTTCTGTGGTGGCGGTGGAACATCACGTCCTATACGCAATCCATATACCTTCCCTCCATCGCTTGGGTCACGTGTCAGTTCCTTGCATAATATTACACGGAAATCATGGATGGTTTCAGGATAATCAGTTTGTGCCAGCTTGGTAAGGCGTTTACGGTTCGTACTGTTCAATAGCATAGGTTTAGGAACAAGGTTTGTTTCTTTAAAGTAAGCAATCCATGATGGTTTCTTACTACCTTGTACCTTTGCATTCTCATCCCATACGATATGGGATATTGTAGCAATAATAGACTGACCGTTAGGGAGTATTTCTACTCCCACATAATCAGATTGACTTCCAGTTCTCCAATGATGAAAAACCTGATTTTGTTGTTCGTTTGACATAATTATTGGATATTACTTGTTGAAACTATAGTTGCACTCCCTGTCTTATCTACAATTACATTTTTGTCACCTATAACAGCTTCCGTCTTGTTGCCACTAGGAAACTCTGGTAAAGATTTATTATATTCCTCATATAGATAAACATCCATGATAGCTGTTTCGGCTACGGATGCAATCACGTAGTCTGCCATTGTACCTTTCATTCCTTCGTCCAGTTTCTTTACAGCGTAGCGCAGGTCTGAAGCCTGTACCAGTACAGTAGTGGAGGTCTTTTTCTCCGCTCCGCTCTTTTCGTCTAGCGTGATGTAATACAGCTTGCACTTAAACCAGCGGTCGGCTGCATCTTCCTCAGATGAGAATAGTTCGCTGTAGTTGGCGCGCTTGATGTTAGAAACCGTGAACTCTCCACTAATAAACGGTGTCATTTCAGATATAATACGTGCTTCTGCCTCAGTAAAGCTAAGCGCATCCACCAAAAATTGTTCCGTTACTTTCTTGTTTGCACCATTTTCCATTATCTTTTCGTAACGGATTTTACATTCAAAAAAATTCATCATAATAATTAAAGTTTAAAAAATTATTTAAATCCCCATTCTGTCATGTAGTCAATGTTTTTAGGAAATCCCTATACTGATTTAGGACTAAGGAATATCTTCTCACTTTCTAATTTCGATCCTCCCCATTCAGTCGGTGGGAACTTTTCATACTCTTCTTTAGAAACTTCACTTACGCTAAAATGAGGTTGGAATCCCCATCCTTGTACACTTTCTCCTAAATAACCAAATTTACGTAATGCCCACTCAAAAGCAATATCTTTATAAAAGTAATGTTTGGAGAATACTGCCGCATATATCTTATGTGTAAAATTCCCTGTTTCTGTTAAGTCAGGATTACATCTGATACAGAAATACTTAATACGTGAAAGTATTTTTTCAACAAACCTTTCATGCTTTTCGCAATCTTCTTTCGTTAAGAACTCTGTTCCATCATTTGCAATGTAAACAGTCTTAGTAATTTCTTTTATTTCCATGTTATTCTTTTAATTAAAGCCCCGAAGCGTATTCTCTGGGGCACAACCATTATTTACTAACCCATGCCATTGATGTGTGGCTCACATTTATGAGGTGGTAGCAGGATTTGCACCTGCATGATTGTTATGCTGCTCACTTGCATCTTTTATCGCCTACTATGAATAAGGCTCGCTGTTGTAGGTTTTGGTATCCGTCACCGAGTGATTAATAACCATCGAATGCTTCGTTTACCTAATATGCTGGTCTCTTTTTCGCCAACCTTCCCCAATTATCATTTCCTATAATCCTCAGCTTAGAGCATCAATCTACTGCTTAATAGCGTCTCTCGTTGTTCCGCCATACCACCATGTTTGCCGCCCTATCTTCACAGACCGAGCAGGCATAAAGTTTATAAGCAAATGAATCTATATCAAATCAGTCAACCCAAATTTAAT